TGGGGGTTTTAATCATGGGAATGAGCCGACACGATGCCTACTACGAGCCTGAAGACTACGATGATCGCACAGACGAAATCGAGGAACGCACCTGGCAATTAATGAAAAAAGAATACAACCCAAAAACTTCTATAGCAATTGCAGAAGCGCTAAGCGAATTAGATATTGATACCGCACAAGCACTTCAAGACGCAATCGATACTGGCGATTATGAGCAGATTGGCAGAAAAATCATGGCCATTTCTTTTGATTACCAAGAATCACTAGCCAAGCAAGTTGCTGAGTTTGAAATTAACGATTAAGGAAAATTATGAAAGTCTATCAAGCAATTAACGCAGTTCAAAGCGCATTGGCAAAAATTGGTATTACCAAAAGCAGAACCAATCAACAAGGCGCATCTTATAAATTTAGGGGAATTGACGATGTTTTCAACACAGTCAGCCCTTTAATGGCCGAGCATGGCCTTTGTATCCTTCCAAGGGTTTTGACAAGGGAATGCGTAGAGCGTCAAACCAAAGCTGGAGGAGCAATTTTCTACGTTACGGTTGAAGTAGAATTTGATTTTGTATCGGCAGAGGATGGCTCAAAACACACCGTCAAGACTTTTGGTGAAGCGATGGATACATCGGACAAAGCAACCAACAAGGCAATGTCAGCAGCCTACAAATACGCAGCATTGCAGGCTTTTGCGATTCCGACTGAGGGTGATAATGACGCAGACTTGCATACCCATGAAGTTGCGCCAAAAGCTAAGCCAGCAACAGTTCAAAAAACCCCATTGTCAGAAAATCAAGTTTCAGACTTTGTGATTTCAATAATGGATAGCGATACGCTTGATGCTTTAAAGATTAATCACGCAACCGCTTATAAGCTAGCTTTTTCACAAAATGATACATCCGCAATCAAGAAGATTGATAGCGCAAAGGACATTCGCAAAGGCGAATTGATGGCCACTCAATCTTAAGAAATCAAAATGACCGATCTAACCCTTTATACAATCGCTGATCAATATTTGCAAGATCTTCAAAAGTTGCAAGATATGGATTTGGACGAGCAAACTTTTGCCGATACTTTGGAAAGCCTATCCGGTGATTTAGAAGTCAAAGCAACTAACGTGGCCATGTTTGTCCGAAATTTGGAAGCAAGCGCAGAATCTATTAAAGCAGCAGAAAAACAAATGGCAGAGCGCAGAAAAGCCATCGAATCCAAAGCAGAAAGAATTAGAAATTATCTTAAAGACAACATGGCGCGCACAGGAATCACTAAGATTGATTGCCCTTACTTTGCTCTTAGTTTGCGCAATAGCCCACCAGCAGTTGAGGTGATCAATGCCGATGAGATTCCAGCGCAATACTTTGATATTCCTGAACCCCCAGGTCCAGTTTTAAACAAAAATCGCTTAAAAGATGACCTTAAAAATGGGGTTATTGTTGAAGGCGCTCGATTAACCCAAGGCAGTTATCTTCAAATCAAATAAGGACAATCATGGCAATTAAATATTACATCAATGCTGCAGTTTCAGAATTCGAAGGCAATGATGGCAAAAGCAAAAGACGCTATCAGACCATTGGAGTTATTGTTGAAACAAGACATGGCCTTATGCTTAGCCTTGAATCAATCCCATTATTAGGGCTTAAAGATGGCAAATTGTTGGCATTTTTAAACGAACCAGGCGAAAAGAATGCTGATCAAAATCAGCAAGCTCCAGCACCTGAATCAAATCTTGATGATATTCCATTTTAGGAGAATACGATGAATTTCAATACTCAAAACGATAATATCTTGGCTTATTCAAAGAAAAAATATATTAGCGGATTAGTGGCTTTGGAATTATTTGGTTGCATTCACTTACCGCGCAGAATCCTTGATTTAAAAGAAAAAGGTTATCAATTCCACGATCGGTGGGTGAAAAAAAACAATAAACGCTTCAAAGAATATCGTTGCATCGGAAAATCCGTATGAGGGATTATTCTGAAGTGCTTATTGAGCTAAACGCGCAAATCAAAAAAATGCACGTTTGTAGCTTAAAAGAAGATTGGAAAGGGGCAAGCAAAGAAGCAGCGCAAGCCCATACCCTGACCAATGAATTAGCAGTAATTTTTAGAACCCTGAAAGGAAAGAAAAATGGCAATTAACCTCGTACTTGAGAATGATGAATTTAATTTTGTAGTTGGCTTGGTAGGAAAAGAGCCTTTTAATAACGTGGCCGGCTTAATGGGCAAATTGATCCAGCAAGCTCAAGCGCAACAAATGGCACAAACCCCAGTAGCGCCACCGGCACCAGCGACACCTCCTGCACCTGGAGATCAAGCTGGTTTAACAGAGCAAAACGTACAGTAATTATGCCAAGACTTCGCCATGAAACTTATACGTTGATGGATGAAATTATGTCTAGTCCGACTGCCCCCATATCCGAGGACAGGAGAACTTATCAGCTTACTTTGTTATATCAAGCATTGGCAGCTTTAAAACTAAACCCTCAACCGACTAAGTACGATTGGCAAGTCTGCTCTGATTGCGTCAATTTAATGGAAACTTTGATTCTTGAGATGAAAGTCTGCCAGGATCAGGACAACCTACTTAATGACGCAACAATGGCATTGGTTCGAGCAGGAAAGCGCAAAAAAGATGGAAACAATATCAGACTAGATGCCGAAGGAATAAAAGCCCTACAAGCGCTTTTTGAGGATTATGCTGAACTTGTGGCCATTTTGCCCGAGCGCGCAATGGTGAAGTGCTTTCGATTAACAGAAAAGCGCATTCAAGACCTTAGAAAAGGTAAAAAGAAAGCGCATGACGTGGAGATTATGGAGTTATGACCAAGAATGACCGCAGCCTTTTAAAACAAATGATTGAAGCTGGACGATTTAATTTTGATATTTATGAGCTTTTGGTTGAGCAAAATGCCATCAATGCCAAGGAATCAATTAAGAAAATGGGTGAAAAATGGTGTTGTCATTCAGCAAATAAAGTAAAAAGACTTGAAGTACCATTACCAGTATTAAGCGATACAAGGGCAAGCAAAATCCTAAAAACACGCAAATAGGAGCAAATTATGACCACTTTTATTTTGTCTGAGTTAGGATGCAATGGTGACTGTCATCAAGGAAGATTGCCTTGCACTTGCCAAGAATCTATCCCTTTTGTTGGAAAAATCAATGAATTAGATACAATGGACAAGGGAATAGTTAAGCAGGCGCAACAGGATGGCATAAGCGAGAATTTTTCCTGCTTTCATAATCGCGAGAAATAATGCCCAAATGTTTATTCCCACTTGGAAATATTTATGAGCAAACCACCAAAACGCGATGAAAGACGCAAAGCAAGAGAAAATAAACGCAATCCGTTTAAATTAATTCCTGTTTTGTTTCTTTCAGGATGCAGTTTGATGATCGGCAATTATGATCCGCTTGAATATGGACTAATCAATCGAATAAGAACCGAGGCACAAGTATCAGATTGCTCAAAACAAAGCACTTATGTCATATATGTAAGCGCTCTAGAATTAAAGAATTACAGTCAATATTTGCCAAATAATGATCAAGAGATTGCGTTGGTTGATGATCTTTACAAAATAGTTGATCAGCTTTATACATTCAAAAGCCCCAGCGCAGCATATTGCAAGGCCAAATTAAACATAATCGAAACTACTGCTGAGCGCATTCAGCAAACAACAGGGAATAAACCAAGATGAATATCAATGAATTATGGGGTGAGGCAAAAGGATATAAATCTCAATTAGACTCAGGAGCACTAACTTCTGCCGAATTTAAAGATTTGATTAGTAGTCTTGGGATTGCATCAAAAATCAAAGAAAATGCCGATGAATTTGACAAAAATATTCAGATTCGCGGGTATTTAATGGATTTATTAAATTTTGCAGAAACTATTTCGAGCCTCTGATTCGACAGATATTCTGCATTCTTTCGTAATCTTCACGACACCATACATCGCAGAATCTTCGATCGGCAAGTCTTGCATTACAGGAAAGACAAAATCCTGTAGTTTTTAAAGGTTGCCGATCTCTTACTTTTTTTATTGCCATTTGCCGATGCAATTCTTCTGCATCCGAGGCATCATCAAAAATGTCGCTCATGCCAATTTTGAAATAAACATTGCAGTTTCTGCTTCTCTGCGTTTTAACAAGCCAGACATATGATGACCGGCAGCCATATCCCATTTAATAAACTCATGCGATGCGCCTTCATAATCACCAGCATTTAGCTTTTTCATAAGAGTTGATGAATCTAAATTGCGACATCCACAATTAAATGCAAAATCCACAAGCGCGTCAAATTCTTCTTGGGTTAGTTCTACATGAACTACCGCATTAACGTTTGCCTCTGCTTGTTTAATGTCTTGCGCAAGGTATTGCTCTGCTTGATCTTGTGTAATTTGTAGGCCTTCTACGACCTCAGGCCCTGTATGACCATAACCAATAGTCCAAGGATCACCGCCACTACCAGGATCAGGATAAGCCACAAGCCGGCATCCTTCAAAACGCTCAGTAAGGTGTAGTCCATCTTTTGAATATTCCATTATTTCACCGTCAAGTCGTTATATTTATCAATTATTTCGTTTCGCTCAATTTCTGTGATTGCGCACGATTTTGCAAATCCGATAAGAAATTCTGCATCTGGCTCAAGTAATCTGAGTCCTTCCTTTGGTATTGCAATGGAGGCGGATTGGTTTGAGGAGGAGCTATGGTCATGCAACCCGATACCGCGATACTGATTAAGGAGCAACTCATAATGAGCTTGAATAGCGTCTTTTTCATTTTGGGCTTTCTGAGTGTCTTGAGCTTGTTTGTTGATGATCTCGGTTTGATTTTTAAGGGCTTGAGTTACTGCTTCGGTTTTTTCTTTTTCTATTGATGAATAATCAATTTCATGCGTAATATATGCACTTCCCAAAGATATGCATAGCAAAATGGCAATTTTTATATATGTCGATAAAAACATTATTTCACCGTCATTTCTTGCATTTTTTCTTGAGTTCGTCCATAAGCAGTAATTCCAAGAATTGCGCCCATTGAAAGGTGAAAAAATCCAGCGCCTTGCAATGTCAAAGGATTCCATTGATTTTGGACAACTCCTTTTCCAAATACTTGCACCAAAGACCAAAATATCGGAGCGATCATAAAATCAAAAATGCAAACTGACATATACATCCAAGCCATTGCTGGTCGCCATTTTGTATTAAGCCAATTTTGATTGTTATCTGCAACAATCACTTTTTCTGATTCAGATGACTCTGAAAGATTGGCTTCTTCTATCATTTTTTTGTAGTAATACTATCTGAGCCTTTAGTGACTATAACCTTATCTCCATCAACAGTAACTGACATTGGAGGCTCTTTATCGGCAAGATGATCTAAACGTTGGATAAGTTGTTGAATAACTGCAAACTCGGGCTTTTCTTCTTTTTCAGTAGTACCTGAAACTGCATTCATCATATTAATGATGGCCATGATTGCACCACCAGCCATACCAATAACTGCTGCAATTTTTGATGAATCTAAGAAAATGCTTGCTGCAACACTAATAACAATAATGGCAGTTATATAAGCTAATCCATGTTGACCAATTGATTTGCCAGCGACTTCTTTTGCGCTATCTTGATCTGCCATATTAACCTCTTGGTGATACCCATCCATGACCGGCAGCCCATAAATAAACAAGTCCAACTAGACCAACAGAAAGCAGGCCATTTAATGTCCATTTGCCAAATTTAGAAAATTGACTATCGAGCCACTCTTGCAATGCTTCTTTGATGGCTTCTTTTTGTATTTTTGGATCAAGATCAGACATAATTTACCTTTAATAAATAACTTCAAATTCAACTATATCGCCAACATTTAATCCAGTCATAAATGTAACGACATTATCTGAGGTTTCTGTGTAATTTAATGTATTGATTTGTTTGCAACCATTAACATATACAACAAGAGAGTTAGATCCAACCAAATAAGTAAATGATGAAATTGTAAAAGCAGTTTGACCTTGTGTAGCAGTTTGATATTCAGACCCACCAATTCCTGATGCATAAGTTGGCTGATCCCAAATTAGATTTCCATTAACATCATAAACTTGTTGTCTATATGCTCCAGCACCATAAACAATGCATTGGCCATTCGCATCCAAAACTACTGGATTTGTATTCAAAATAGTCATTGCTGCATCTTGATAGGTATTTTTACGAGTGGTAGTACCTGGAATATAATAATTAACAGTTCCTCCCGCTAATGGATTTCCATTAGAGTCTATAAACTGTTGCTTTGCATTTGGGATTAATGTTCCAGCCATGTTTGATGCCCTCTTTCAGTTCATTCAAGCGCACCCTAAACCATGCGCATTTTTATTTGTTGCTTGTACCTATAACTTCATTATCAATTTCAAAAAAGCCTTTTTATTGGCGCTGAGAAACTGAATTTGTGCCTACCCCAATCATACTTGGATAGAGCAATTCCATCAATTGCGGATTGACAACAGGCTTTTTCGCCTGAATTGTCATTTGTGTTGGATTTAATAAATGCTCTGTTAAAGCATTAATGACTGCATCATTTTTAGATTGCATTAAAGTTTGCCATGCAGATCCAACTCTTGAACCAACTCCCGCGCCTATCATTGCACCTACTGGGCCACCAGCCATATATCCAACACCAGCACCAGTAGCGCCTGACAATGATCCAGTAGGAAGATGAGATGCTAATAATCCTAATTTGCCAGGTAATACTGTTTCAAGCATATTCTGAGTGACTAAATTTTGTACTGTGTTTGATCCCAATGATTTTCCAAGTCCAACTTTCCCTTGTCTTTGAAGATCATCACGAATTGATCGTAATGTGCTTAATTGATCTGCATCTAAAGATTTAGCTCTATTTTTACCAAGTGAACCAATCTTTTTCTCAATGTCATTAATTGCACCATTGATCTTTCCAAGTGAAATATTGCCAAAATTATCAGTAATATTTAATCTTTGCATTAATTTCATTGCATCAATGTCTTTAGACGAGGCAGAGTAATTTGACAAATATTTATCAAATCCTTTATCTGGCACTCCTTTATTGATTACTTTATCTAGTTCATCTTGAATAGTAAGCAATTCTCGACTAGCTTGTTGTGCTGCAGGGTTTTCTTTGGCAGCACGAGGATCAAGCAAATCGCCAATATGTTTACGCACCGATTCATACAAATACTCAGGATCGGTATTTTTTTCATTTTTAAGTTTAGATTTGACATCATTAAGAACAGTTTTTACAGACGTTCTTTCACCACCTGCACCAGTCAAAATAGAATCAATTTTATCCAATACAGGTTGTGCATCAACATTTGATTTATTAGCCCATAGCTGGCTTAATTCTTCATTTGCAGCTTTATCTCTAGCATTAATTGCTTCATTTAATACTGTTGGATTTTCGGCAGCTTTATTAAAGAAATTTAATCTAGCAGCAGCATTCGCTTGTTCGCGCTCAACAAAAGGAGTTGGATTGATGTCACGAATTGAACGTTGCAAGGTGCTTACACCAGCATTATTAGCAAGTTCAGCCAATGTTGGGTTTGATAACGGAACAATATTATTTGCCCCATAAGCATCGGTATTTATTACATTAATAGGCTTGTTTCCTGCAGACCTATTCAAAATATTTTGAGCAATTTTCTCTGCCCCATTTTGAGTAAATGGTTCAATTGCAGCACCTGCTACATTGCCTAAATATTGACCAACTTTTCCTGCTGCTGGTACTGCCAAAGGAATAGCAGCTCCAACACCGGCATTAGTTTGAGCGTTTTGAGCGATTTGTTGCCAAAATGGTTGCTCGCCTAAAGTTGGCTGAGTTAAACCATAAACCGCAGATAATCCCGCGCTTCCTGCAGCTTGACCGCCTAATTTAGCAGCGCCTTGACCGAATTCTTGCAATCCTAGACGTGCAGCCAAATTAGCAGCTTGTTCGCCACCTTGGGTAATCATTGAACCGCCACCAGTTGCCAAAGCAGGCAAAACCTCGCCAATAGTTGCACCAGCAAGCGATGCAGCATTAGTTGGGGTTTGAACTTGATATTGCTTTTCCCATGCTTTTGTAGCTTCTACGTCAGCATTTGCAGTATTTTGAATGAGCTTGGCAATGTCGCTATTTGGAGCGATTTTATTGACACCGGATGCCAATAATTGCTCGAGCAAATTTGCACCGCCATGCAAAGGCGCAGCGATATGATGGCCAGCAGCAGCTAAAAAGTCCGATGGATTGCCAACTACGTCCTTGGCTTGTTGCAATGGCTCATTATTTGCGCCAGTAACGGTAACGGATGACTGTGGAGTCGCGCCAGTTGGTTGCTTAACAAAAGCATTAAATTGGTTCTCAACGTCTTGATCTACGTTTGCGCTTACATGAGGCAAAAAGTCTTTTGCGCGCGCGCCAGCTTCATGCGTAATAAGGGTGCGAGTAAAAGCAGCGTTTGCTTCGGGTACGTTTGGAATTGTTCCGTCTGCGTTTAATTTGACCCCTGCACTTTCTAATTCTTTTCTAAGGGTTTGTACGTATTTGCCACCCTGAACGTTTGCGCCAGTTGTTGGATCACCATTAACCCAAGTGCCAACTAAGCTCTCGGGAGTGATTTTTTGACCTTTCATTGCGCCTTGGCCAGCCAAATAAGTTCCTGCTAAAGCCTGAGTGTCAAAAACACCATCCTCGGGTTTTTTATAGGATTTATAGATCGGTCTGCCTGATTCATCTTTTCCAAGCAATATTCCGCTTGGATTGTTTGCGTCTGCTGCAACTCTTGGGCTTTTTGCGTCAGAAGGAGCAGTTCCCTTTGCTAAAGGAAGGGGAGTTTTTAGAAAAGAACTAAAAATCGAATCTTCAGAAAGATCTTGATCGGCCATATTATTGTCCTGGTGCTTCTAAGAAACCTTGTTTAACCATATTGACTAAATCCTTTTTGAATTTAGGCAACGTACCGGCAGCATTTTGACGCTCAATAAAGCTCTTTTGTTGCGCAGGAGTCATTACTGAAAACACGAATGCATCAGGATTAATTTGTTTATTCCATTGTGACTGCCATTTATTAAATTGATCGGCAGGAGTGCCTGAATTTTGCCAAGCATAATCTTGAGCTTGGCGCATTTTCTCTATGGCAATGTTTTTGGTAAGAATGTCCTCATTCGCCAATTTGGAGATTGATGGATTAGCGTTACCAGTCAAAGCAGCATTTAAACGAGCATCTGTGCCAGTTCCAAGGCCTGCGGAAGCCAAAGACGCATAGTTGGTCATTATTTTCTTGAACTCGTCATAATCCTTGATTTCGCCCTTGAAGTCTTTTCCAGCGACTTTTTCAACAACGTCAGGAGCAAGCGAATTCATAAATGATTTCATTTGATTGCGCCAATCTGTGCCTGGACCAGTTTGAACGTTAGGATTAGCCAAATTCTCGCGAGCCTGCTCAAGATAATTGATGCGAATAGGTACATCGGCAGCCACATCATGCAGATTTTGAGCAGCATTGGCTTGATTTGTGCCACCAGTTGTCAATGCAGCTTGTTGTCCAGGCCCAAGAGTTGTTTGGAAACCGCCTGTGGATTGATTTTTACCGCCCATAGGCGCGTTTTGTGCTCCACCTTGAGCATTTGCACCACCCATAGGATTTTGACCGCCTGTGATTCCCAAAAGCTCGGCTTTGCTGACTAAACGCTTAGCACCAGTTGAAGGATCAATAATCTCTTGACTTGGAGTCAATAATTCGATTTGACGAGCATTGTCTTGAGTAGCTAAATAATGTTGCCTAACATAAGCCCCGTATTGTTTTGGATCTTCAGGAATGCTTTGAACTTCTTGCTGAGCAGCCGTTGGAGATAAAACACCGCGCGTCATGGCATGAGCCATCTCATTTAGGATGTCATCTTTGGTTACTTTGTCACCTTTTTGCATTAAACCGCCAAGGCGAGCATTCCAGTAATCGTTTTCTTTGCGCGCATTGTCTATTTTGGCATTTAAAGCCGTATATTTAGCACCTTCCATTTGCTGGAGTTGCGTACCAATCTGCGGAAGATTGTATGCAGCATTAGGATCTTGCGACAAAGCCTGCATGATTTGCGGAATATTGACATTCCCGTTTTGATCGGTATTTTGTTGAATTGCTTGTGAAACTGCTTGATTAGCAGCCATTTGTTGCTGAGCTTGAGCGATTCCTACTTTATTTTTTTGAATGTTCATTATTTGGCTAATTCCAGCAGGAATTGCGCCAAAATCAGGCAAATTTTGTTTTGTAGGAATGATGCTTGGATCAATTGTTTGTAAATTTAATGGCATATTGATTCCTTACCCTAACAAAGCGTAATTGATTAATTTATAACCATCGGAATCGGATAAAACCGCTTCAGGCATGATTTTTTCAACTTCTTGAGCCATTGCGCCAATAAATTTGCCAATGCCCCATTTTTTGTGAAATTTAGGCTTATATTCATATTCATAGATACGAATGCCCTTTTCATTAACTCCAAGAAATTTAATGTTTTGTTTGATTCTTGAATCAGACCCAAGAATTGATAATGCAGTCGGAATTAATGAAGATGCACTTGCAGCAGCACCACCGGCAGCAGCAGCGCCACCACTTCCAGCCAATAATGAATAAATGCCTGCACCACCAAGGCCAAGACCTAAAGCGCCTTGAATAGCATTTGTGCCTGATTGACCAGCAGCAATTTGACCTTGAGCAATAGCGTTTCCAGCAGCAGTCGTGGAGTTATAAGCCCCTTGACCAACACCGGCAGCAGCGTTTTGACCAAGATTAAGCAGGCTTCCTAATTGACCAGCGTTAGTCATATAAGTGCTTAAAGCATTAGCATATTGCTGATTGTAAGTATTTTGAGCCAAACCAGTTGTGTAGTTGGCGATGCCTTTTTGTTGCGCGCCTGATTGATTTAAACCAGTTGCTGAAGCCTGATTATTTATTCCTTTAAGGCCTTGCTGAAGGGTAAATTGATATCCAGGGGTAGAATCCAAATTGCTTGGATTGAATTGAAATCCTTGACCTGAAATACCAGTTAAATTGCCATTTGATCCATAAGTACCGTTATATCCCAAAGAGCTTAATAATTGAGGTAAAACTGAAGTTCCTATTGAAGAATAAGGAGCAAGATTTTGCATTAGCGCTTGTTGCGCCTGAAGTTGAGCATTTGCTTGCGTATTTGCTGCAGTTGTTGCAGCTTGCGCTTGTTGATTTGTGCCTAAAAGGTCTCCGATTGCATTCGTAACAAAACTCATTATTTACTCCCCATCATCACCATTGCATGATATTGGCCATCACGCAAAAATGCATTAGAAATCCTGCCTTCTTCGCAAAAACCGCATCTTTTTGCCAATTTTAAAGCAGGTTTGTTCCATTCGCCAATAATTCCTACAAATTTAGTTGCGCCCCGTTTTCTCATCTTTTCAATGCATTCATAAACAAAAGAATCGACATTTTTTGCCCCTTTTAGCATGGCAATATGAATTTCTTTCGTGGTAGGTGTTAAATCTCTAAACATGATAAATCCATGCTCATTAATAAAATAAATCTCGTTTTCTCTATATCCAAGTTGTTCTTTAGATATTCCATCAATCCGTACTGCATTCCACACTCGATCATTTTGCATGACCGTAGTGACAAAATTAGCTAAAAAATTCATTATTAAAATAAAACATTTCAAAATGACCCATTTCATCAATATGGTTTATTAGTACTAATGTCATAATATATTTCACTTGCTTATGGATTAAACAGAGCAGTTTGTGCATGAATCTTAGCAATTAAAGCTCTTGCTGAGTCTTCAATGTGTTTGATAACT